AATTCAAGAACATTGGATTATTGAGCCTCACTTGGATGTGTTTACCAAGATGATGGATGATGGTTGGCATTTGAAACCCCATGTGAGAATCCTGCATGGTGACTGGCAGTGGTTTATGAAATACCTCCCAGAGTTTGATGGGATTTACATTGACACCTGGAACGAGGAGATTTATGATTTTCTTCGCAACTCACCAGCATTTTTGAAAAAAGATGGTATTCTGTCGTTCTTCAACAATCCAAGAGCTGATGAGAAAGGTCTGCACATGACCCAGGAGCATTATGATATTCTGAACCCAATTTTCAATATTGAGTTTGAAACAATTCAACTTGAAGATATCGATGGACCTGAAATGCAAACTGCTGATGGTAGATACTATTGGCATCCCGATTGGAAAACCTATTACTGTCCCATTTTAACTTTGAAATAATATGTCTGAAAACAAAGGAAATTTTGAACTGAAAACTATTTTAAGGTCAGATGCTAAGAAAATGTCTGAAAACCAACAAAATTATGAATATGTAAATCACCCTAACCATTATGGAGGAGCATCGAATGTTTATGAAGTCATCAAGGTTATTGAAGCCCTTGAAATGGATTTTCATCTCGGCAACACTTTTAAGTACATTGCTAGAGCAGGAAAAAAAGAAACTGATAGAGAAATTCAAGATTTAAAGAAAGCTCTCTGGTATCTTCAACGAAAGATTGAACTACTGGAGTCCAAGAAATGATTGTCTATCTTCTGTGGGGGATTATTTTCGGGATGTTGTTTCATTTAGCCATGGTACAAACCGACCAGGATGTTGTATTCACTGAAGTATTATTAGTTATTCTGGGCTGGCCATTCTTTTTGGTCATGTTCATTTTGATGATTATTCAAGAGCTCAGAAAATAATTTTACCAAAAGTTTGGTGGAATGAAAATCTTGTTATAGGTTTGTCTTGTTGAATTATTAAAAAATCTAAACATGACCAGAACTCAACAAATTGATGTCGTTCGCAAACTCGTGGAAGACTACTGCAGCCGAGAGATGTATCTCACCCATGGTTTCACTCCATCGGATGATGAATACCAGCACATTCTTAACATCGCAGAAAGCGTTCTTTGCACCAAATGGAATGTCGGTTACCCAGGTGGAAGCTTCATTCAAGCTGTGGTGGATAACAACCTCCAACTTGCTTTCTCTCGTGCTGACTATATCAACCGAAAGTATATTCCCCTTTACATCGGTCTGATGCAATCAGTGTCTTGTCCCTCTGAACTAACCCTTGAAACCGAGTCTCATGCCTGAGTATACTGCTGAAATAGATATCAGTCCTGATGAGTTTATCAGTGATTGCTCCTCTAGTGAAATCAAAGAGATAATTGAAGCGCTCATTGAAGATGGGCATATCCAACCTCACCAAGTAATTGTTGATGGTCAAGTCACTAGAAACTATCTCGATGAAGAGTGGGATAATATCTGCGAGAAAATTCGCAAGTCACGTCTCGTGATGACTCAGAGCGATGAAGATACAATCCGACAAATCTTTAAAGGACTATGAGTCAATTTCAATGGTGGGGTTACCTTCATATTAACGGTAGCATCCAAGCCAAACGTTATTTTGACCAACAAGATATCGATGAAGCTCACACTAGTCCTTTCGTGGCCAGAGTACACGGGCCTTTCCCGGCAAAAAATAGGGATAATGCTCTGCAGATATTAGGGGAAGCTTTTTTCTAATGTGGTTTGTGTTTTTGTTTGAAAAGCCCTCACGTTGAAGTGGGGGTTTTTTGTTTAAAATATTTTTAATATATTTGTCCTATGAAACAGAAAGTAGAAGTTGACCCCGATAAGGTAATCAAAGTTCGACCCCGTATGGTTAAAACACCTAACCCTATGTTCCAGGGGTTTTTCTATGGTTGGATGTCTTTATATCTTTTATTGAAATTACTTGAAATAGTTTAGTATTATGATTGATAACCTGGAACTAATTAAACCTCTTCTGAACTTTGAAAAAGAGGGGGACTTTTACATGTTATACGTGTTCAAGAGAAAGAAAGACCAAACTACTGATAAAGCCAATCATCAGTCTGTTCGGACTATCAAAACGTATTGTATTGAAAGTGTTGAATATCTCGAATCACGTTACGAAGAAATTAAACAACTCTGCGAGATGTTCAAAGCACGAGCATACATCCATGTTCAGAAACAAAATCACCAAGATGTGTCTTTGGAGATGATGGTTGCTTTGGCTAATAAAATCCGTAACGGACAACTCAAACAACAACACTTATTTGATTCTGTTGTTGGTCAAGTCAAAACTTTGGAAAAACGATGGATTATTGATATCGATGGAATATCAATTGATGGTTTTGCTCATGCCCCTTTCTACCAGGAAATGCGTCGGTATATTAGTGAACTGCAGAATGAAACTGGTAAGGAAGTTGAGATGACTTTCATCCCAACTAGGGCTGGTTTTCATATTATTGCCTCACCCTTCAATCTTCAAAAGTTCAAAGAGCGTTATCCCGAGGTTGAAGTGCATAAAAAAAATCCAACACTTTTGTTCCTTCCAGATAGTTTAAATTGATTATCTTTGTAAGATGAATATTGAAACACTGAATCGGTATCACGAAGATGGATTGCTTTACAAGCAATCACATCCTAATCTTCCATTAACTATTTGGAACTATACCGAAAAAGTCCAGTACGAAGGGTTGTGGGACGAGGTAACTATACAATGTCGGGGTCTTATCACTGAAGATACTATGGGTACGATTTTGGTTCGCCCCTTCCGTAAATTCTTTAATTACGAGGAGGTTGTTGGAAAAGGTATAATACCTACAAAAGGTGATTATGTTTACATCCAAGAAAAAATGGATGGTTCCTTGGGTATCTTGTTCAACTACAAAGACGAATGGATTATGGCAACTCGTGGTTCATTCGCTTCTGAACAAGCAATAAAGAGTCTCGAGATTGTTAAGTCAAAATATTTCCTGGATTCGTGGTCTAAGGAATATGCTTACTTGGTGGAGATAATTTATGAAGCGAATCGGATAGTTGTTCGATACGATGAAGAAAAAGTTGTGTTCTTATCCGTGGTTTTGAATGAGAGTTGGAAATGGGAATCAACGGACGACACTGAACTACATTGGACTACCGCAAAGATGGTTCTACATGCTAACGGTGTTGAAGAAGACGATTTGGTAAAAACTGAACAACATTTCAATTTTTCTGATGAGTTATACAAGTCCTTGAAAGAAAAGAACGAGAACAATAAAGAAGGTTTTGTTCTTAGATTTCAACCCGGTAACTTTAGAATGAAAATCAAATTTGAAGAATATGTTCGCCTCCACAAGGTCATGACCAATCTTTCAACCACTGCGGTTTGGGAGGTTCTTTCGAGCGGTGGAAGTGTAGATGAACTCCTTAAGGATGTGCCTGATGAATTTTACAATAAAATTAAAGAATACGAACAAGAATTATCGTTTCAGTTCAATATGATTTTTTCTGATTATTTTGTTCATTTTAGGTCTATCCAAAATAAAATTGGAGACGTTGCTGGTAATCGCGCAGAATTCGCTTCACATGCCAAGAATTATCAATATCCTTCCATACTTTTTGCTATGTTGGATGGAAAAGATATCGCTCCGATTATTTCTAAAATAATTAAGCCGGAGTTTCGTAAGTTGTAATATTGTTTGTATCTTTGTAATATGAAAATCGTATTAGAAAAAGGACAAGGTCTGTTTTTTACATCAGACACTCACTACAACCACGGGAACATTTGTCGTGCGACTACCAATTGGGTGGGTGCTGACAACATGACCCGTGATTATAAGTCCTTAGACCATATGAACGATACGTTGGTAAACCGAATCAATGAGATGGTAGGTGAGAATGATATCTTGATTCACTTGGGTGACTGGTCGTTTGGTGGATTTGAATCCATTGCTGAGTTTCGTAGTCGGATTGTTTGTAAGAACATTCACCTGACTTTCGGGAACCACGACCACCACATCCGTCGAAACAAAGGTGACATCAAAGAAATCTTCTCCTCTTGTCAGGACTATCTTCACTTGGATATTCGCAAACCCATGGGTAAAGAGGTTATGAAATATTCTATGGTGTGTATGCACTACCCAATTGCCTCATGGGATGGTATGAACGACGGTGTAGTTCATCTTCACGGACATGTTCATCTTCCACCTAACCTTCGTGTCAACGAGGGTAAAGCTATGGATGTTGGTGTGGACGGAAATGACCTTTACCCAATTTCTTTTGAGGAAATCCGTAACATCATGAAAGACCGTCCTTACCGAAAACTAACCTTACCCAAAGACCATCACGAAAAACGACTATAACATGAAAGAACTATATCTATTGAGAGGATTACCAGGGAGTGGTAAAAGTTCCTTAGCAAAATCTTTTGACTGTGAACATTTTGAAACCGATATGTTCTTTATGGTGGGTGATGAATACAAATTCGATGGTTCTAAATTGAAACTTGCACACAAATGGTGCAAAGATTCGGTTGAAGAATTTATGGATTTAGGATATAACAGAATTGTGGTATCAAATACATTTACTCAAGAGTGGGAAATGGATTCATATTATGAACTTGCTCAAAAGTATAGTTACCGAGTTTACTCTTTGATTGTGGAAAACCGCCATGGCGGTGTCAACGAACACGGAGTACCGGAAGAAAAGTTAGAACAAATGAAAACCAGATTTGAAATTAAATTATGATTGATTACGCAGATGTTATTGTAGACCTCCAAGCTGGAGACACCGGTAAGGGAAAGGTTTGCCACGCTTTGGCTAAAGAACCAAATCGTTACACTCACGTTGTTAGATATAACGGGGGAGGTAATGCTGGTCACACTGTATACCATAATGGTAAAAAGTTTGTTACCCATTTAATTCCTGTTGGTGTGTTCTATGGAATCAAATCAATCATTGGTTTGGGTTGCGTTGTCAATATTGATAAGTTGGTTAAAGAGATAATTGAACTCCAGAACAATGGGGTTAATGTTAAAGATTGTCTACTCATCGATAAACGAGCGCATATTATCACAGATGCCCACGTCGAAGAAGATTCAAAAGACACTGAGATTGGAACAACCAAAACTGGGAATGGTCCTTGTTATCGAGACAAATATTATCGTAA